CCAGGAAAACCGACACAAAATGCCTTTATCGAACGTTTTAACCGGACGTACCGGACAGAAGTACTGGATTTTTATCTGTTCAGAACACTGAATGAGGTCCGGGAAATTACAGAGCACTGGATGACGGAATACAACAGCGAGCGGCCTCATGAATCGCTGAACAATCTGACGCCGGAAGAGTACCGGATGATGAATGAAAACGCGGAAATCTCAAAAAGTACGTGGAACTAAAACGGGTATGCTTACAGAGGGTGTAGCATTATTTTAGAAAGCTATTTAGAAGTTTTTTTAGGGGATATTAAAAATAATAAAATAATAAGTTCACTACGTTTAGTATGTAATTGTTTTTATTTGAAATAGCGGGGTCATGATGAATTTTATTTAAATGAATATGGGTAAGTATTAAAAAATCGGCAAATTAAAATCAAATCCATAAATTAACATTAAAAAATAAATTCATTATTTAATAAATTATTAATTTATGAAATGTACTTTATTACCTGTTTTCAATAAAATTGAATCTCCATTCATTCTATTATCTAGGATAAAATTATGAATATAATGCTTTATAACGTATCACAAGTACTTATGGGTGCTATGGTTACAGGAGGGGGAATTCCAAATGACCCTATAAAACAGCATTCTTATATCTCTCCTGGTTCTACATTTACTTTCACTATATATGGCGATTTTATAGAACAGATTAGGATTGTTGCGCATGCGGTACACCTTGACGCTACCTTTGCTTTAAGTGATTCCTCTATTTTGAACAAGTATCAAAAATTTTCTCTTCATTATCAGGATGGCTGTAGTGTTGAGTCTCCATTTTTTGATTATTGCTTTCCAATTTCTATAATTCCTGTAGACGGTTAATAATATAACATCGATTAATATAACTAGAGGGTTTATAACATGGATTATAAATGTGTACATAATGAAACAAAATATCCCCTTCAGGTAATTCTCCAAACGAGTGACTATGTAGAATATCCAATATGGAATTTACCTCCATGGAGTCATGCTCCATTTAATGTACCTGGTCCACCATTACCAGCTCCTCGACCAGTTGGAATAAAGTTTATAGCTCTTGATGGTTCATTTATATTGGATTATATATCAAAACGGGGCGATAGGTATTTTGAAAATTATATTGAAGATAATGATAGACTTGCTATAAATGAATCTAAGTGGGCACCTTATAATTTCCATTTAACGTTCACGAAGTCCAGTTTGCCGTGTAAATAACGCCTGTATTTTCAGCTGCGCCTTCGCATAATTTTTGCGAATCAACAATGGCAGATATCCAACTACGTCATACGGGGCCGTCTCAGTGAGCAATTTTGTATCAGTATCACCAGTTTTTGATTATCAAGGAGCAATTCAATTTTAGTCACGCCAGAATTTTTCTGGCGTTGACGCTGGGCGGCTTTACGTTCTACGGGGGATTTAACAATGAGATTTACCACCGTGGATGAGGCAATCGACATAAAAACAGTTCTTCAAACTCCTTTTGTGACCATGCCTTCTTAAGATTTTCTTCATCCCAAAAATTGTCATTATCAAACAATGTTACCGTATCGAAAAAAGCGAGTTCACCTTGGATACGATTCAGGATAAAGAACCGCTTATAAGCCTCCTCGCCGTTATCCCCTGAATCTCTGGAGGAATAAAACGTTCTCTTCCATTTCTCATGCATTGATAGATCCAGCGCTAATTGCACCAACCGAATGGGATTATCCGACCAAGCCCACTCGGACACATAGACATCGCCATACAGGCCGGCAACATGGCTATTAAGTCGAAGAAGCATTTTCCATCATCAATGATAAATTAGTCGGAAAATATGGAGAAGATTACTATATTGAGGACCCAAAAGAGTTAGCTAAACAACCTAGTTTAATATGCAGGAAAACGCTAGATCTATTGAGAGAGGTGTTAGTATTAGACCCACATCTTTCCGCGGAGATGCTCCGTTATATACATGCACCTGAATAATTCTATTTTAGGGTTGCCCCGTAACATTAACGGGGCAATTAACGTATTAAATTAATTCTTCTGTATCGGCGTCAGCATCTGCACTTCGCTTAAATCATCGAAATCGTTCACGGATGCAACCCCACCGCCTGCGAAGGCGTCGCCATCACGGAAGAACTGACCCCCGCTGAGTGAGGCCGATATACCTTTGCCTTTATTGTCGTACCCGTAGAGGCCGATAGTCGCGTTGATATAGCAACAGGAATAAGGTTTACCATCATGGGCTGTCAAGGGAGAACGGTTGCGATCAACAACTAAAGGGCTGGCTTTATTACTGGCCGAAATAAACATATTACCCGCGTAGCCGTCGTAGTCCGATTTACTGTCGCCGTCGCGGAAATTAAAGCGCATATTATTGCCGCGAATGTCTTTAATTATACCTTCGGCTTTTGCTCCCCATTTCTCCGTTGCTACTTTGAGAATGGCGGCCTCAATTTCAGCAATTAATCTTTCCGCTCTTCCAAAATAAAGAGCTTTGTATAACACTTGATGGAACAGCTTATAACCTTGGTAAGTCATCACAGCCATAAAATTATGTTAGTCGTGGGCCTTATGACTACCAATTCTCCTATCAAAACTCTGAATCGCAAAGCTAGGTACTGCAATAAAACAGTTAATAGGCCAAACTAAGAGTGTTTGCTTAAACTTAACCCCAATTTACATTCTAAATTCAAGGCTGCACAACAACATAAGCGCGGCCTTTTCTGTATTTGCCACCGCAATCACTTTCATCACATCCGTATACATATATTGCGGCTGGCAACCTATTAACTTGAAACTTGGATAAACAAGCGATATGGGAAATAGAAAAAAAACTCAAAGCCTTATCCCTCACGCTGAAGGATAAGATTATGGGAGAAAGCTATAAATGGTGTCTTTTCGGCGATCTCTAAGAATTTCGACGTATGTAGTCGAAAGCGTCACGAAGTGTTTGTTCATGTTCAGCAGAATACAGCAGAGATTGGGGTCGAGACTGAGGTTGTAGATGTTGATGAACAGGATTTGTTGGTGCTGCCATAGGGCTATAAGAATTATAACTTTGGCTAGATTGTTCAATTGGATGTCCAATAGGCGAAGCTACGCGCTCCTGCGACATTGGAGATGGTGCGCGTGGAGCACCCGGAGCCGGATAATTTAGCGGCATTGATTCAAAAGGCCGTGAAGCTACTGATATCGGATTATAACGAGATGAGCGTGATCTAATTATTCTCATTACGCCATTAACTAGAGACCGTGAATTTTGTTGTATTCTCTCACTAATCTCGATTTTTTGTACAAGCTTACTGAAGTTCAATTTCCCACTAGAATCGACAGATAATGGCCCAATTATCTCCCGCTCATAACGAGTTATATCGATGTCAAAGGAGTGTGGAAGCAAGGTGAGCAAACCTTGTAGTCCATTGAATCCCAATTCATCTATTATTTGGGGAATATCTTGTTCCTGAACACCTATCCGATTACCGATCGACTTTACCACTTTTGGGGAGCAATGATAAAGGCGTAATGACATAGTTCGGGTATGCCGCTCATACGCATAAATATATGGCTTCAGTAAATTAAAAAAATCTCGATGTTTTTGAGTCAAAATAATCACCTTTAGTAAAAATATATTTCAACAACCTTTACCCTCATCGCTATCGCAAAACAAGCGAATAAACCTTAACTATTAGTTACTCTCTAAAACTAAAAGCAATAACCCATGCCATCACAATAGGGGCGGATGGGTTTGGGGTGCATCTGTATGCCCAGCCCACGGCGGGGAAAATGACCACGGCAGACATTGCCACCAGTCTGTACGGTCAACCGGATGAGCAGCGGCTGACGTGGTACGGCACCGCACTGGGGATTGCCAACGAGGCACTGGCACACAATGACGGGCTGCTGTCACTCAATGAAGTGGGTCAGGGGGCGAAAGAGGGCGGTAACCGACCATTGGCCAGCTGGCGAACGATCGCCATCAGTACCGGGGAAAAAGATATTCCGACGTTCCTGATGGAGGCGGGGATCAAGATGAATGCCGGGCAATTGGTTCGATTGCTCAACATTCCGATGGAAAGGGCAAAAAACTTGCACGGATTGGATAGCGGTAAAGCCCATGCGGATGCCTTAAAGCGGGGTTGCCGTGAGCATTACGGTGCGGCTGGGCGGGAGTGGATCAGTTACTTATCATCACACCCGCAGGAAGCGAAAAAAGCCTATCTCAACGCCCAGTCACGCTGGTGCAAGCTGATACCGGAAAGCTACGGCGAGCAGGTGCACCGAGTCAGTGATCGCTTTGCCGTGCTGGAAGCCGCCTTGATGCTGGGCCGGGTTATCACGGGCTGGGATGAACAGCACTGCCGGGATGTGCTGCAATATATCTTCAATGTGTGGGTGGCTGAGTTCGGCACAGGCAACAAAGAACTGGAGCAGATTGTTGAGCAGACAGTGGATTTCCTGAACGCCCACGGCATGAGCCGTTATGCGCCGCTACCCTACGACGAACGGGATTTACCCATCCGGGACTTAGCCGGATACCGGGAAAAGAAAGGCCAGCATGACGATGACCCGGTAGTGTTCTATACCTTGCCTGCCACCTTTAAGCAGGAGATTGCCCGGGGATTTAACGTGGACATGTTCGCCGATACCTTGGTGAAAAATGGAATACTGCGAAAGCCGGCCAGTGGGCGCAGTTATCAGGGCAAAACGCCGCGCCTCAAGCACTTGGGGGGCATCCAGCAACGGGCTTACATCATGGTGTTAGTGCCTGAATCTGAAGAAGAGACCTGATCTTTCATGTGAGAGAAAAAAGGTGTTGTCTCGGTTGTCTCAGTTGTCTCATTTCTATTAATGCAATGAATTATAAAGTTTTTTATTTTTAGAGTGAGACAACATGAGGCAACTCAGCGGGGGTTTTGAGACAACAGCCACGGGGACAGGCTTCTTTTTGGCAGGCAGATCATCAAACGGGCATAAGCCACCTGTCTCTCAACCGACATTACAGAGGCATTATGGGAAAAGTATATCGATTATCCCGTTGGGGAATGGGCAATTTCATGGGGCAGTGGTTGAAGGTTGACAGTCAATTAGAAGAAAGATCCCGTATTCGGGAAGTCAGCGACAAGATGATTTTAAGTTTAGCGGGGGAGACAAAACAATGATGGACAATACAGTACACAAAACACTTTTCACCATTCCTGAACCAAGCCACAGCACCGCAATCGCAACGGTAAAGCCCTTGCCTGCTCAGCGCAAGATCACCGGCAACAAGCAGGTTGATGCCTATCTGTGGGTACTGGAGGTCATCAAAACCAACGAACCCGCCCACCTTGACGCAGCACAAGCTGCCCTGAAGAAACTGAAAATTACCCCGAAAGAGGCCCAGCAGAAATATGTTGATTACCTGATGAAATCGGGTGCGCATGCGTTTCAGGTGGCCTTTGGCACCATGAGTATGGATAACCTACAAGGCTATATTGACCGGGCGAAAGAACAGAATAAGAAAGTCAGTCAGGTCAGAGGACTATTTGCCAGTTATGAAGCTGCACTGGAACTGACTGCCCCCGAAAAATTGATGCTAGTGGGGGAACTGGCTGAAATCTATGAATCCTTCCACTACTGGAACGAAGAAGAATACGCCGAAGGGTGTATGCATGGTGATCGCATCAATGAAGTTGATAAGTTGCGTAAAGCAACAGCGAAAGGCTTTGCTGAACAACTCCCCGAACCGCACACGCTGTCCGATGTAGTGCGTGAGTTTCTTTATTGGGACTGGTTATATCAGATGCGCAATGTAGCGGCTAAAGAGCTTGATCCGGGCGGCTATGGTATTGATGAAAGATATTATGTCTATGACCGGGAAGAATATCTGGCGATGTTAATTAGAATGGATGACCGTTCATTAAAAAGTCAGATGGCTGAATTATAGAAGCAGCACTGTGATAAGTGTGGGGAATCACTGACTGTGGCTGAATGTTGTTTTTCGGGTGAAGCCGCTTGTTGGAATACATTGGGCTGGCATGCGTTGAAGCTATAAAGAATTATGTCAAGCTGCATAAGCAAATCTACATTTGAAAATTTAACTTAATGTGATATTAAACTAAGGTAATTAATGTGCATTGCAATCAGCATTGTTTACAGGAGGAATTATGGGACAGTATCGACACACTGAATCCAGTATTCTCGCAATAACTACTGTTAATGAGTTGGAGCAGAAAATGACCAAGCTGTTCCTGTGTGAGGAAGGTAAATTTCACTATTTTTTGGACAAGCCTAAGAAAAAACCTCACTATAGACTCAATATCATAGGACACTCACTCTCAACTAGTTCTCAGATATTATTTTGTGGAACTGTTGAAAATGCTCCTAGAATGAATATAGGTGATTTTTGCAGAACAGTTCATAACTTACTAAACAGTATTAGAATCAAAGGACACAATATTCAAAGTGCTAGAATAATAGCTTGCTGGTCTGGAGCAAATGGTTTTGCTCAAAAACTGGCTGATTATCTTAATATACCAGTTAAAGGTTCGTTAGGGGGCACTAGGTTACGTCACATACCTAATGTAGACCGTCGTTGTATTGATAAACCTGGCTCAGGTAGCCGTTATTCTGCAGAAGAGATATATAGGCAAAAGCAGTATGATCCGCACTATGGGCAGTATAAGTGGTACGAGCCTCAATCTTTAGAGAGTGCTTGGGAATCTTTTACTAATGACCGCATATCAAAAAAATAATCGGTTGGCTAGAACTACCACTGATGGTGGGCACAATGTCCAATACTTCCCATCAGGGAGAACTGATGAAGGCGACGATGGAAGGAAGCCTTTCCAGTCGCAGAGATTTTGCCGGTAGCGTAACAGACGGTAAACCGCTAGAATTATCTCATCGGCCTGAACATCCGACAACCTAAACGTAAGCTGCTGTGTCATCACTTAGAGGAATAAGTTATGGCGCAGCATAGTTTTATCAAAATCTCCAATGATACTCTGAGGCCAGCAACCCCTGCCGCCAGAGAATACCTGCACTCCAAAGTGAAGTGTGGCGATGTGCTTTATGCGGATTTTAAGAAAGCACGTAACCCCCGTTTCCACCGCAAATATTTTGCCCTCCTGAATCTCGGTTATGAATACTGGGAACCCACCGGCGGTACGATTTCCCCTGAAGAAAAAAACTTGTCCGTGGCTACGTACAATTTCTGGCTCACTTCGCCGGCGCCGAAGATGCCTTACAATCCGCTGCAGATGAATACCTTGCCGGTTTATCGAAAAATCGTGCCCAGAACATTACCGCCACTAAATCCTTTGATGCGTTCCGACGCTGGGCAACGGTGGAATCCGGTCACTATGACACTTACGAAATGCCCAATGGCAGCCTGCATCGAGAACCCCGTTCAATCAGTTTTGCCAAAATGGAGGACTTGGAATTTCAGGAACTCTATAAAGCCACATTAAATGTGCTCTGGAACTTCATTCTGTACCGTAACTTTCCGACTCAGAGTTCTGCTGAAAACGCCGCTTCTCAGTTGTTTGATTTTGCGTAATGGAGAGGCAAGACCAATGACCAACAGTGAAAAACAGTGGCTTTCTGATGTGGCCTCGCTGGGCTGTATTTGTTGCCGGAATATGGGGCTGGGAGTATCACCAGCGGAAACCCACCATATCAGAACGGGGCAGGGGATGGCACAACGGGCGGATCACTTCTCCGTTCTGCCATTATGTCCGCGCCATCATCGGGCATGTTATCCCACGGGTTTTTATGCTGCTCCGAAAACATGGCAGGCAATCCACGGTACGGAAACAGAACTCTTGTCCCAAGTGAAAAAGGAAGTTGAAGAGGTACGGTTATGTCGGGTGTAAATGAATTAAATAATAGGAAGTTAAGGGGCGAAGAATGATTTATCCGAATACATGTGGAAAAGGTGAAGAGCATTTAAGGCTGCGCACGCTGGAAAGTGTTTGGATACGTGGGCAGTTAAGCCTATGGGGAAGTTGGTCTACGATTAGCAAATCACCACAGGCTGCAGGTATTTTATCCCGACTGTTGGCACAACCTGTTATATCCAAAAAGGCCTTGAAAGTAGCTATGAAAAGGATGCAGCAAGCGGGGCTAACACAAGAAGAGTTATTGCAGATTTTTGGCGGAATGCAGGAAAAGCAGTCGATCAGCCGCTTATGGTTTTGCACTGATTCGGAAGGTCTAAAAATGGATGCGGTCATTGCTAAAGTGATGAATGATGACCCCGGTTTATTGGACGTTGTTAAAGAACATTACTTATTTAAAAAATCGTATTACGGGATCGCAACTGAAATGCATGAACGCTGTCCTGAAATTTCACTTTCTACTTGTCGCCGTAGAATTGAGGCATGGTTAAATGTGGCGGAATTTATGCTATATCGCCCCATGTGTGATGAATTTGAAAGACAGGGGCATTACGTTGATTAAAAAAGTTTGACTTTTTGAGCAATAAAGTTAGTATTTTTATATATGCTTCGCGAAGCTATGCCCGCAAGCGACGAAATTAAAAGAGAACCTGCCCAGTGCAGGTTTTTTTGTGCCTGAAATTCAGGTAAGACTTGCTGTTATCCTTGGTCAGAGTTACATGTGTGTCTATGCACAATAACTGACCAAAGGTTTAAATTATCATGCTAAAACATGAAGATATGACAACGGCTGCCGCCTGTGTTTTAGAAACTGTGCCCGTGTATGACTGGGCATCCGTTTACGATATTTCCACCCTGACGGGGCTATCCACGCCGCGTTGCCAATTGCTTTTAACTCAATTTTGTCTGGCTGGCCTGATGGAAAGCCGGGACGATGACACGTTTTTCAAACGTTGCCCCTAATAAGGCAACGTTTTAAGCGGTGAAATGGACGGCTGGTGGATTGAATAACGCCAGCCTCTCACCTGTGGCTTTCCAGCAAGCAAGTCAGCGTCGACTGATGGAAAACAATTGTGAATTTAAGTGGTATCACATTAATTAACGACGACTCACTGCAATTTATTAAAACCTTACCGGACAACTGTATTGACCTAATCGCCACTGACCCGCCGTACTTTCAGGTAAAAGATTGTGCCTGGGACAGACAGTGGGAAGATGTCACGGCATACCTTGCGTGGTTGGATGAACTACTGGTCGAATTCTGGCGGGTACTGAAACCCAACGGCAGCCTGTATATGTTCTGTGGTTCGCGTCTAGCCTCGGATACTGAGCTGCTCGTTCGTGACGGTTCAATGTGTTAAATCATATTATCTGGGCGAAACCTTCTGGCCCATGGCGCAGGCAGAATAAAGAAAGCCTGCGGATGTACTTTCCAGCCACGGAACGCATTATTTTTGCCGAGCATTATCAAGGGCCGTATCACCCGAAAGGCGATGGCTATTCCAAGCAATGCCGGGCACTGAAACAGTCGGTATTTAAACCGCTGATAGATTATTTTCGTGATGCACGGAAAGTATTAGGCGTTACAGCGAAAGAGATCCACGAAGCGACGGGCAAGCAGATGGCCAGTCATTGGTTTAGTGATAGCCAGTGGCAGTTACCCAATGAGACGGACTACCAAAAGCTGCAGGTGTTGTTTGGACGTATCACCCAAGAAAAGCACCAGCGTGGTGAATTGAACAAACCCTATCATGAATTAGTTGAATCTCACCTCACCTTGTCACGGCAGTATGAAGAATTACGGCAAGAATACGGCTTAATGCGCCGTTCGTTCACGGTGACGGCAGAAGTGCCTTACACCGACGTCTGGCACTTTGCACCTGTTCAATATTATCCGGGTAAACATCCCTGCGAAAAACCCGCTGACCTGATGGCGCATATTATCCAGTCCAGTAGCAAAGAAGGGGATGTGGTGGCCGATTTCTTTATGGGTTCCGGGGCAACACTGAAAGCGGCGTTGAAGTTAAATCGCCGTGTTTTGGGTGTTGAGCTGGAAGAGGAACGGTTTAAGCAGACCGAGCAAGAAATCATGTTAAATACGGATAAATAATATTAATTCCAGTTGGTTGTATGAATTTCTGCACAAGGCCAATCAATTCATTCAATTATAAATAATCGTTAATATATCTAGGCTGTTTAACAACGAATGGAAAGTTAAATATAAGATTTGTCTTTTCATTAATTTATAAATATAAGGAAATAATATGTCTGAATTTATTAAGCCTGAACATGAATGTCCATTTGATCCAAAACAATATCAATGTGACTGCTTTATTGCACCGGTAGGTTCTTTTTCTTGGGCTTTGATTCAATTAAAACTACGCAAGCGTGTTACTCGTTCTGTTTGGGTAAATTGCCAAGGGAATAATGAAAAATATCTAGCTATCACGCCACGTGTGAATGATTTAACCGTAGAGAAAGATAGCGCTTATGCAGTTGATGGGGTTGTTGTTGGAACGAAATATGATTATCTAACTCATATTGATCTGCGTAATGAACACGGTAATTTTGTACCGTGGCAGCCAACGCAAGAAGATATGATGGCTTGTGATTGGCAGTTTTTTGGAGAGAAGGTAAAGCCAGAACCAGAGCCAACGCCTGATCCGGAACCTGAAACACCAAAGACTCTTAAATATAATGTAGTCTTTGACGCAACTCCAAAAGGCCACTCTGAACCAGTTTTGGATAAACTATGGAGTTTAGAAAAAGATCTAGTTGTTATTGAAAATAATATAGCAGCTCCTTACCTTATTTATTGGTTCGGCCCTAAATATTTTGGTTCAGCTGCTAATACAATCAGCATACAATTTAGGAAGCAAGTTCCAGAACTGAGCAATAAAACTTTGATAATTACTGTAGATGGTAAAAAGTATAACCTTGGTACTGTTACAGAACAAAACACTAATTCAACAAAAGTGGAGGCACATCTTCGCTATGAGAAAGGTGACACAGCAGAATTCGGTAAGCTGCTAGAACGAGTAGGAAAAAAATACCGCTTCCATTGTGAATGGTATGAGTAATCAACTTAGGCCACTCTTATAAACCTTCCCCAGCATTTGCTGGGGTTGTTTTTACCACCGCAATCACTCTAATCACATCCGTATACATGCATTGCGGCTGGCAACCTTAATTTGTATGTCAGAGCTTACAATGAGCCATAGTTAAAACAGGCTACGAATTCATTTAAAGTCGGACTGAGTTCATAACCATATATCAGAGGTATACAAATGAAAATATCAATAGAGCTTAACGGCGAAACAATTTGGTATCGCGATGAGGGCAAGGGGGAGGGAATGGGATCGACTGGGTACATAAAGGACGGTACACAGCAAAAAATCATTACCGCCCTTGAAGCTGCATTATCTCAGGCTAAAGCTGAATCCTTATGCTGGAATAACTGAGATTGAATGACGAATGTTTGCTGAGCCTCCCCCGATATCCAGCGTGACATTCCAGTAACCAGAATGCGGAGCAGAAATTCGAGCGGGTAAGGCTTTATAGAAACCGCCGTAATAATTAAACTGGCCTCCGTTTCTGTATTTATGAAAGTCACTGTCAGTTAATAGCATAATATTGCACTGATGCGAGCAATCAACCTTAACGACATCACCTTGATTAAGGTGAATTCTTTTGTGCAAAAACTGCATCTTGTCTCCTTCCAGAGGTAATCAGCCATCCCTCATAAGTTGGTTAATATTTGGCTGATTTAACAACATACCTTAAGTATTAACTCATTACTTTTAACCTACTCACAGGGGCGACTCTCTCACCCCACGGACGCCCATTGTTCTGATGGGGTGGAATATGAAAATGAAAGAAAACCCTGATTTGTGGGCCGATCTGTTAAGCGGCCTAAAACATTCTTGGCCGCAGATATCCGGCTCTATCCTGGCCATCCTGATTTGTTACGGTCGTCTGATTTATGACGGCGTGGAACGCAAGAACCGCTGGGTCGAAGCCTTATTGTGCGGGGCTTTGTCATGGAGTGTATCCAGTGGCTTGGAGATGTTTGGTATTCCGGGCAGTTTCGCACCGGCTATCGGTGGTGCCATCGGTTTTATTGGCGTTGAGAAGGTACGCGGCTTCGCTATTCGGGCGATTAACAAGCGTTTGGGAGATAAGCAATGAGCCGTCTCAATCAAATTCGCCGCTGGTGGGTACTGCGTAGGCTACGAAGGCATTGGTCTAGTGATCAATATTTCCTGAAGCTTGCTCGTCACCCTAAATACAAATGGTTAAACGACTATTTCAATTTTTACGAACGCTATTGGTTTCTCAGGATGTTGGTAGGGCACGAACAACGACGGGGAGCAATATGATGACCAGAGGCATACGCAACAACAATCCCGGTAACATTGATAACAACTCAGCAAATAAGTGGCTTGGACAATTACCGCATGACCGGAATATCGAAAAGCGGTTCTGTCGGTTTGAAACAGCGGAGCATGGCATCAGGGCGCTGATGAAGTTGCTCAGAAACTATCAGCTCAAATACCAATTGCACTCGATTAGACAAATCATCAATCGTTATGCTCCGCCCATAGAGAACAACACTGAAAGCTACATTCGATTTGCTGCTGTAAAGGTCGGTGTTTCTCCTGATGCTAAGATATCTACCCAAGATAAGAAAGCCCTGTTTGCTTTGGTAGAGGGCATCATTCGAATGGAGAACGAAAACAAGCAACCTTATTCCGAGGTGACGTTTGAAAAAGCGTTTGAGATGCTGTGAGGCTTAACAGCCGATATTTCGCCCTTGGTGCTTTTGCTGTCATCGCTGGCCTGCTTTGGTTCTATTACAGTGAATATCAGCAAAAGGCCAAAGATTATGATGAACTGGAGACGAAATTTAAAAGGCAGGTCATCGCAATCAAAGACCAGCAAGAACGCATCAAGCATCTTTCCGAAATAGACACCACCCGCTTACAGGAACTCACAAATGCCAAATCTAAAATCACTCAGCTTAGCGATGATTTGCGCACTTACGTTAAGCGCGTGTACGTCAGGGCAGAATGCCCAGTGCCTGAAACCGCTTCCCCCTCCGGCGTGGATGGTTCAAGACCCGCCCGACTGGAGAAAGACGCTGAACAAGATTATGTACGTCTCCTCGGAGAACTTGAAACCCTCGAAGCCCAGTGCCTTGGATTGAGGGATTATGTGAAGACTGAATGTTTAAGGTGAAAAAATGAAAACGGAAGTTGATTTGATTTACTTTGAAAAGAACAGGCGAAAGCAATCATCCGTGGCTAAGTACACTGTCATTCACCACACTGAATCAACCATGCTAGAGCAAACCTTGGTTATAGAAAAAGAGCTGGGTGGTAATTTCAAAGCATCAACGCAGTTTGATGATATGCCTTCATTTGAGAATGAAAAAGAGGCAGCATTGAAACTAGCTGACTGGATGAAGCGCATGAGTGAGGCGATAGAAAATCATTGGCAGGATAAAACGCAGCAACAGGAGGTGATATTTCGTGCTGAATAGAGGGACGCATTATCACCCCAGAGCAAATGAGTCTGGGGTGTAGGAGTGTCAGTAACTCCTAAAACTCAGGGCAATGGTGAAATAAAGTGTTTTAACGGCGTAGGTTGGGCGATCCTCTCTGTTCTTGTAGAAAAGAATCGATATCCTCCATATCAACACCCCAGGGATTATTGAGTGCAGAGCTTAGTGGTGAAGGTGTGCGTACTCGTGCTTGGGGTTGCAGTCGTGAAGTGCTCGGACGCGGTGATGTCGATAAATGCCGCAGTGGAGCACCCCGTTGATATGCATAAGGGCCTTCTTCAGTATGAACATCCTGTTGCGGGCTGCTTGGTGGAGATGAGTTATTTCCAAATAGTGCAGCATGCAAAGCTGGATAGCTGCCTTGAGGGATTCTAGATAGGGGTGGATTATTTTGAGCGCGGGAAAGACCATGCATGGGTTGATTATTTCCCGATAAAGTTGATGCTTGAGGGAGTTGATGAATAGGATTTGTAGGTGTCGGCCTGGAGCCATAAGGATAATGAAGTTTTTCCCTCACTCCTGCTGCTACAATATCATCATGATGTTTTAGTATAACGCTTGAAAAATTATCTTGGCTATTGACTATGTATGGAAGTATTTCCTGCTCGTAGATTCTCTGATTAATACCGCAACTGTGGATATCTAAGCAGTATTCATTAAAATACATTGATTTTATAAATCCTAGATCACTGAATAGTCTTGTCACTTGGGTTTTAGTGGGGAAAGTATTAGGGAATTGTCTTATTAACATTGTCGGACTTATTTTTAATATCTCTAAAGATATGACTCCATTATCAGATCGTGTGTACTGAGTAATATGCGTTCTTATTGCGTTGTAAGCGAGTTGATGTTCATAAGACATGATAATTATCTCCGTAAATATATTTGATTATGATATTTACCTCACATCTACCCAATAACAAGCGAATAAACCTTAACTATTAGTTACCCACTGAAATTAAAAACAATATTCCTTTACCCGTTCCCTTGAGTGGTTAAAGAACGAAGTGCACACACCCCAGAGCAAATGATTCTGGGGTGATTGTGGTCATTGGCGTCTATAAGGGCTACGACTACGACTACGACTGCGAATGGATAAATCAAGAGATTCATCTTGTGCTGCTGTTGTAGAAGGTTGATGTTGATAAGGAGTAAATGCACCACCAGTCCCGCCGATTAAACGCTGGTAAGGCTGAAATGCGCTGCTAGCATTACCAATCTGAGGCTGATTAGGTGTTGATTGAGGCTGTTGAACCACTGGGGGCATCATTACATGCTGGGGCGGTTGCGGTATAGGTCTTATGATTGGGGGAGCTTGAAATTGTGCAGACTGTTGTAAGGTGGTGGGCTGTTGTGTTTGTCCAGAGTGCTTTAAACCAATATGTATATGCAAACCGCTCTCGCTATAAGTAACGAAATTACAGATGTCGCATTCAAGTGGTTGTTCTTGTACTAGTCGTTGTCGTTGTAGTTCTAATCGTTGCCGTTCTAGTCGTTGTCGTTGTTGTTGTCGTTGTTGTTCTAGTAGTTGTAGTTGTTGCTGTCGTTGTTGTCGTTGTTGTCGTTGTTGTTCTGAGTGTTCTCGTTCTAGTCGTTGTAGTTGTTGTTGTCGTTGTTGGTGTTCTACAGGGTGCGTCGTCTGCATATGCGCCACCATTAGGCTCTCGTTTACACAGACCTGACGACAAATTTGACATGTATACATAAAGATACTCCTTAAGTCTGAACACATTTACAACAACCTCTACCCCCATCTTCACCGTAAAACAAGCGAATAAACCTTAACTATTAGTTACGCTCTGAAACTAAACACAATATTCCTTTACCCATTCCCTTGAGTGGTTAAAGCAATAACCCATGCCATCATCCCCGTTCTCATCGCGTACCCAACGCACACGGGCTGGTGGCATTTTTATTTTCAACTATAGGGATATCTCCGTGGTTGATTTATGGGCTAGACAAAAGCAATAAATCTATTGTGTTTCAAAGTATTACTTGGACATAACGCACTGGACAAAACGAGCTAACCTCTTGTTTTAAACTCTCTATTTTGTGCGCACCTCTTATGCGTCGGGTTATCGCCGTCTGTCGGTATTAGCTGTGACATGTATCCTTACCATCGAGCGTACAGACAGAATCAAAAATAACCCATGCCACCGTGTAGAGCGGGTCATTATCAGCAACATCCGCTGTAGGCAGAAAAAGTGGTGTGACAGCCGGAGAGACGGCCTGTATTGCCATCATGATTCATTGAGTCGTGATTGCTACAGAAAACCTATGGAGAACAAAACATGTCACAAGGTACAGCAACCCACGCCATCACTGTCGATATCAAATACAACACTGAACCCTTAAATAAACTTGAATCACAGTTAGAGCACATTGTTGAGCTATTGGAACGTATACAAGGCCGACGTGATGTTTCAGATGCGACAACAGAGCTGGAAGCTTCAATCCAAAAAAGTGTTGAAGCTATGCTGGAGAATGCAACGTTAATCAAGAGAACGGATGAGGCATCTCGCCGCAAGTATGATGCAGGCATGAAACTGGCTACTGATAAGGGAGCAATAGCTACCATTACAAGCGATAGCTTCAAGATTTTCAATGTAGCCAGTGGGCCTTATATAAACTCACCACTCATCATTGATTCAGCCAAGATAAGTGAAGCCAAGATAAAAGCTAACGACGATCACACCCGCCAACTCATCCGCGAAGAAATGCGCCAGTTCGTGACTCGTGAACGGATGCCGGGTGGATTGCTGTCAAAATAAGGAACAAAAATGGCACTCACCGACAAGCAAGAGATGTTTTGTCGTGAGTACCTCGTTGATTTGAACGCCACACAAGCGGCAATTCGTGCGGGGTACAGCGATAAGACTGCAAACCGCACAGCGTCTGAAAACCTGTCAAAACCTGATATTCAATCACGTATCGCTGAACTCAAAGCCGAACGCAATGAAGAAGTCGGAATCAATGCCGCCTATGTATTGAAGCGGCTGGTTGAAATTGACCAGATGGATGTCCTCGACATTCTCGCCGATGGTGGGGAACTGAAAGCCGTCAAGGACTGGCCTAAAGTCTGGCGAACAACATTATCCGGTATGGAAGTGTTGGAAATAGGGTCACAAGACACAGCCGCGCTACTTAAGAAAATCAAATGGCCTGACAAAGTGAAAAACCTTGAGTTGCTTGGCAAGCACATTGCGGTTCAGGCGTTTAAAGAGCAGGTCGATCAAAATGTGGTGGCGACACATAACATTATGCCGGTTCCTGCCTGCGATAACGTCGATGATTGGGAGCAGGTGGCTCAGAAACAGCAGAGCGAGGTATTAGGTGGATGAATTACAATGTGGTTTGGAAACCGCTGCCCGGCTCGCAGTCATTATCATTAAGTTGCCCGTGTAACGAAATTCTGTATGAAGGCACACGAGGCCCCGGCAAGACAGCGGCACAACTGGCTCGATTCCGGCGCAATGTCGGGGTAGGTTACGGTTCATTCTGGCGTGGGGTGATATTCGATACGGAATATAAAAACCTCGCGGATATCATTACCCAATCAAAACGCATATATCGCCTGTTTAAAGACGGCGCCCGTTTTCTGGCCTCGGCATCAGAACTACGTTGGGTGTGGCCGACAGGTGAAGAACTGTTATTTCGGTTTGGCAAAGAGGCGGATGACTATTGGGATTATCACGGTCAGGAATTCCCTTTTATTGGCTTTAACGAATTAACCAAGCAGACATCAGCCGACTTTTATTAAGCCATGTTTTCCTGTCGCCGTTCATCATTCAGGCCGGAGGATTACCCGCTTGAAGATGGTTCATTGTTAAAACCGATCCCACTGGAAACCTTCAGCACGACAAACCCATTTGGGATTGGTCATACTTGGGTGAAGAAACGTTTTATTGAGCCTGCACCGCGCGGAACGGTTATCCGTGAAACGCAGAAAGTATTCAATCCACAGACTGAACGAGACGAAGATATCACCCTGACCCGCGTCGCGATTCATGGCTCATTTAAAGAAAACCCTTACCTAGACCCGCAATACATTGCAACGTTGATGGGCATCAAAGACCCAAACCGTAGAAAGGCGTGGGTTGAGGGTTCATGGGATGTCACGAGTGGTGGGCGGTTTGACCATCTTTGGAATGCTAGCTACCACGTTATCAAGCCATTCAAAATCCCCGATAGCTGGACGGTTGACCGTTCTCACGACTGGGGTGAATCAAAGCCTTTCGCGAATTTGTGGTGGGCCGAGTCAGACGGTACAGAAGCAACCTTGTCTGATGGCCGCCAATTTTGCCCACCAGCCGGCACCTTAATCCTGATTGGGGAATGGTATGATTGCCCGCCAGATGAGTTAAACAAAGGGTTGAATATGTCATCCACCAATGTTGCGAAAGGCATTAAGTGGATTGATGGGCGTTTAGTTGGGCTAGAGACAACGATCCCTGATGAAATCGTCAAAGAAGGCAAAACACAAGGCCAGCTTAATATCCTGCCCGGCATCTGTAAGGCGGTGATAAAGGGGCCTGCTGATAACTCAATTTACACACCAAACGACGATGAGGATTCCATAGCTCAAAAAATGGAAGCACAGAAAGTCGAATGGGTGAAAGCAAACAAAAACCCCGGCTCTCGTATCAACGGTGCGTCCCTCTTTGCGGACATGCTCGAGGCGGTCATTGAAGGCAAGAAAACAGAGTCAGGTATGCCAGAAAAGCCCGCGTTCTATGTCTTCGAGCATTGCCGGGGCGGGATTAGCCGTGTTCCCGTCTTAGTCCGTGACACTAAAAACCCTGATGATGTGGATACCGAGCAGGAAGATCACGATTGGGATGCGACACGGTACCGGGTCTTGCATAAGCCCCTGCGTTTTACCAAATCACTCAATTTCAATTGGAACTAACATGAGCACAAATGTTGATTACAGACATCCGGCCTACGCCGAGTTTTTGCCAGAATGGAACATGATCGGCGATTGTGTGGGGGGTGAGCGGGTAGTGAAAAGCCGGAAAGAACGATATTTACCCCATCCGGCAGACAAGAAAGATCAGGATGACCCAACCAATAAGCGCTATGAACGTTATTTACTCCGGGCGTCATTTATCAACGCGACGGGGCGTACCCTGAGCGGGTTATTGGGCATTGCGTTCAATAAGCCCGTCAAAATCGATATCTCAGGCGGCATTGAATATCTGGAAACGGATATTGATGGTGAAGGGCAGCCGTTGACACAAATGATACGCGATGCGCTATCCCAAGTATTACAGCGCGGGCGTGCCGGGCTACTGAGTGACTTCACTGGCTCCGGCATTCAATCAGAGGCCGAAAAGGGACGTCCCTATATCCGATTATTTACCGCCAAGGAAATTATTAACTGGCGGGTGACCAACGGAAAAACGTCGCTGGTGGTGGTGCATTACCAAGAACCGAAGGACACGGATGCTTTTGATTTGCAACTGATTGACCACTGGATTGAACTGCGACTCATTGAGGGCAGGGCGTATTCACGACACTGGTATCAGGAGGGTAATTTAATTGCCCATGATTGGGTGGAACTGAAAGAGGCAACCGGTCAACCGTTATCCGAATTGCCGTGGTCATGGATAGGCTCAATGAACAATGACCACACGCCGGATGCGCCGCCACTGGCCGATATTGCGTATGTGAACATCAAACACTATCAGGCGGAAGCTGATATTGCAGAATCAGCCCACACGGTCGGGCAACCGATGGTGGCCTTAACGGGACTGACTGGAGCATGCAACGGCAGCGTGGTCACGGTCACTACCCTGTATTCAGAGACGCCGATGGCGGAGAGTGTCTGGTCCATTGATGCATCTGATTTGGCGCTCCAGCAGTTCAGGGTGACCGGCATCAAGGAAGGGGAAGACGGGGCTTCGTTTGAGATCACCGCCGTGGAGCACAATCCCAACAAATACACCCATATCGACACCGGCACCCGCATTGATGAGCGGTCCATTTCGGTCATTCCACCCGGTGTGCAATCGCCGCCGAAGCACGTCACCATCAGCAGTGACAGCAGTGTGCATCAGGGCATGGCGGTAACGACCTTACGCGTGACATGGCAGGCGGTGGAAAATGCCATCGCCTATGAAGCGGAATGGCGGCGGGATAACGGCAATTGGATATCGGCCCCCAGAACTTCTACCCAGAGTTTTGAAGTCCCCGGTATCTACGCCGGACGCTATCAGGCGCGGGTGCGGGTGATTAATGCGGCGGAAATTTCCAGTATCTGGGCGAATGCCACTGAAACTTATCTCAAAGGGAAAGAAGGAAATCCCCCGGCCCCCTTGGGCTTTAAAACCACGCCGATACTCTTCGGTATCCAATTGGACTGGGGATTTGCCCCCAACACCAGTGACACCCTGAAAACAGAAATCCAGTACAGCCAGACCCACGACGGCGAAGGTGTGATGTTGCTGGCGGACATTCCCTACCCCCAACGCACGCACACAATGCAAGGACTGGCGGCCGGGGTGGCGTTCTACTTTCGTGCCCGGCTGGTGGACAAATCCGGCAATCAGTCCCCGTGGACGGACTTTATCCGGGGGGAGTCTTCCGATGATGCGAGCTGGATTGTTGACGCTGCCGGAGAACAGTTCTTGACCGCCGAGGCCGGGAAGCGGCTGGAGAGGCAAATCGATTTTACCAACGAGGCCATACTGGAAAACTCCGTGCTCATAGGCTCCGTGGTTCAGCGTCAGCTGAAAGAAAACGGCGAGATGCGCGCGGAGATACTGGAAGTCAGAACCACGCAAGTCACCGATCAGAAAGCCTTTGCTGAGAAGATGGAAAAGGTGCAAGCCGATGTGGGCGAGAATGCGGCTGCCGTGCAGACCAAAGCCACCGCTGTTTTTGATGCGAACGGTGATGGTTATGCCATCCATGATATTGGGGCTGGCATCAACTACAACAACCAGTTCTATAAAGCGGGCATGGTGATTGGTGCTGAGGTCAAGAACGGGAAGGTAGAGACGCATTTCGGTGTCAGGGCCAATCAGTTTACCGTGGTGAATCCGACCAACGGAAAGTCAGAATCGGTCTTTGTGATTAAGAACGGGCAGGTGTTTATCAAGGAAGCTTTTCTGGGTACGGCAGTCATTGATGGGGCGAAAATCAAGGATGCTTCCATCACGATGGCAAAAATTGCTGACGGAATACGGTCGGATAACTGGCCTCATGGTGGCTGGAATTTGCCGAAGAACGGGGCATTTGAAATGAGAGGGTCGGCTGATGATGTACACACAACGGTAGATAACACCGGATTGACCGTCTATGACGGTAGTGGAACATTGCGAATTAAGGTAGGGAGAACGTAAATGAGCGGCAAGATAGGCATTTGGGTAAGACCCGGGGATGGTGGTAAACCTTATTATTTGGACTCTGACAGGGCACAAATGTTGAGTTTACTGCGGACGGTAAAAACCGCCGCGCAGGGTTTCTACACCCCAGAGACATCACACCACATTCCCGAGGCGAGAGATTTCAATATCGTTTTGATACCCACGAAAACGGTCGTGGTGGGGCAACAGGGACTGCAATCGATTATCAGAGACCTCCGAATTGAAAATATTCGCATGGAGGGGGAATACCTGAAATTTGCCTATAGTGAGGATACACGTGATTTCTCCCCTTTTTTTGATAAGGATGCAAATTTCTATATTCAGGTTTGCGGTTACCCCAAATACACAGAGTCTTTTGGTATCAAGCTGGCGGGGATGAATGGAGTATCGACCATTGCTGACCAGAACCGACTGGGCTATTGCGTCTATCGGGGGCGATTTTCGTTAGGAAGTAATGGGCAATGGCGCGTACCGGACGCTATCCCGAACCGGAATCAATGTCTGGTTTTTGCCCGCACAGAAACCCCCGGCGCCGCCATCGGTATGACCCACGATAAGGTGGTTGTGAACAATGATGTCGCCTGCGATGTGCATGTGGTGATTTTCTCCAGCGGCTTCCCGTTACAAAAACCGGACTGGGGGATTGCCATTTACAACGCCTCCGGAAACCTGACGTATTCCTCTTATTACACGCCGTTCTTTCTGGGGGAAATGATACCGGTCAGAAATGGGCAAGGGGCAAGCCCCACCATCGCCAGACCGATGGTGCACGTTAACCGACTGGCAAAACTGATTAAGAATACCGGGGGGAATATGTGGCGCTTTGCCGATTCAGGTTTCAAATTTTCCGGTAACACCATCTCCATAAGCGAAGCCGGCAAGATGGATTTTGAGTATTTTCAGGCTAACTGGTTCAGCTACAAACCCATCAATTACGACATCTACGCGATTAACTTCGACGACTACTTCTAACTCTTCAGGAATTCATCTATGTACTATTCACAAGGCACAGTCAGTATCGTGTCCGGCTCGGCTATTGTCCGTGGCACGGGCACCAAGTTTAACGCGAATATTAACAGCGTTGCCCCCGGGCAGATAATGTTAATCCAGTCCGGCAAGGATAACCTGCTGCACATGATACAGGCGGTGAACTCCGATACCGAGCTGGTACTGGCGGATAAAGCCGGTGTCACCCTGAATAACACGACCTATCAGATACAGGTGACTGTACCCGATTCTGTCTCAGACGGTGTTAGGAATATGGTGGCCAACAGCAGCTTTGTCGTCCAGTTCCTCCAGAACATGGACAAATGGATGTCACAAAGTGGGGTAGTGGATGTGACCTTACCGAACGGACAGACGGTGGCGTTGCAGTCGATTAGGGCGTTGCAGGCGGCGGTAGACGGGAAGCTGGATAAGAGTCAGAACGGGGCGGATATTCCGGATAAAAACGCGTTTGTAAAAAATTTAGGCGCTGCAACTGAGAAATGGGTGGAAATTAACGGAGCTGGTTATATTCAAGGTAAATCAATTAACCAGTCGTCTATCAGTGAATTCACATCATGGATAAAATCATTACCTGTAGGTGGGCACGCATTCCGTTTTGGTGCTAACACTGGAGGAGTTGGCTATAGCTGGTCATCTGGTTATATAACCAGATTAGGAGATACATGGGCAGGAATGGTTGCCCATTTCATTCAGGGAGTAGCCATCATACACGGTAGTGACAACGGTGGTGATACTAAAATTAGCCGCTTATGGACAGATAAAAATGCCACTGCAGGCAATGATGGTATTCTCAGAATATCCTCCCCCATCATCCAAATTCACCCTGATGGCACCTTTACCACCAACGACGAATCGGAAGGGGCCACGGTCACCAAACTCGGTACCGGCCACTATCAGATAGACGGTATCCTTGGCTATAACGCGGACGGGGCGTGGGGTGTGCACGGCGGTATCTCTTCTCCGAAGAATAACAACGGGCTTGAACTTATCTACATTGATGACCGGGTGGAAAAGGACGGCAGCATCACGATTGAGACGTTCCACCGTCAGCACAGTCATTTACCGGAGCGCTTTCAAAACAAACGGATTAAAGCCCTCGTGGACGGTGAAAAGATCTACTATGCGAATGGAGAACCCTGCGATATTCCCGAAGGCTGTCGCTTGGATGTCCGTGCGCAGATGCCGGCGGATTCGGTGTGGAACCAGCGACAAAAGGTAGCGGCGGAGACGGTTGGTGATATTGAACCGTAGGAATAGTAATCAGAACAGGGGCGGATGCCCCTGATGGTGATCGTGCATTGGTAAGGATGATAAACCCGCAGAAAGTAGCGTGCTTATTTTTAGCTCAGAATTAAGCGACTAGGACTATATAGTTATAAATTTTATCGTAATTCGCTCCAGTATTTGATTTGTGCCGTTGCTTCAATCCAGTATGTCATACCCACAGGAACGATGAATGTGACACTGCGGTAAATAGTATGGTCTCGGAAATTTCCCAACGTGGCAATATGTACTTCATTAACTAAAATATCAGAAGTTCCACCATTTTCTCCTGATTGGCCAGTAATAATGACCTGTATTGGAGAGCTTGTTTCATTTACGTATACCGTGCCAGCCGTCCTGTTTTTAGTGACATTTTGCCAAATTTGTCCAACGCCGATCATGTTATTTTTCAGGGCGTTTTGATTGGCGGTATTTGCTAAATCATAGGCTTTCTTAACGGCCTTAGAGGTTGCGGCGGTTAACTCACTGTCACTGTCTGTTTCATCACTTAAAGTAACGAATCCCGGCTCTACATGAGTTGCATAGGGATGGTTCCGACTTTGAGCGTGTTCTTCAATTTTCTTATCGATAGTGTCTTTCACATATTTTCGGCTAGGCACTATCAACAAATCACAGTCATCAGGACATGATGTATCTAGTTTATTATTTTCATTACTCATATTATTCCCTCATTTAATCAACAATACACATTGCTAAATAACATGAAGGCGGGGGACTTCTCCGCCAGTGAACATCAATAATCGGTTCATCAATACTGGAGAATGAATTTTGGCTGATATTTAGTTGGTTAATTATTTGGTAATTTATTGCTCTGTTGGAATTAGCGTGAGAATAACCTTTTCGAAAGTATATATATCGTACAAACCTGCATCAGTTGTGTATGTTCTTACCCCGCTCATGATGATATTTCCATTAGCCGTCCTGATACCGTTCCAATGATCTGCTATCACATAAGATTTCGGAGTGGGGCTAAAGGTAGCATAGAAGCCTATTTGAGCCGGCCAATATTTATTTCCAGAAGAAAAATCATATTCTCCAACTAATTGTTCGTAATTTATTTCACCCATGGTGAGATGTTTACCGATAAAAGCACCTTCGAATGAGCCATTGGAGTTGTAACTTTTAGTTATTGTAAGTGTATATTTTCCATCTTCGCTTGTATAAGTACCGTCTACTGCACCCATAAGATTATCCTCTGATTTAATGAAATGTTGTTTTCGTTTATTAACTATTTTATTTAATTCAACTGATAAAATAATTTCCGGATACGAAATGTTTGAGAAATATTTTTTCTTAATCTCTCATAAAATAACAATTTAGATTAAAAAATAATCACTTAAAACAATACAGTTTATTAGAGTACTATTAATAAAAAACACACCATCTACCTTATGTATTATCTATTTTTTTACTCAGGTTTAATTACAAGGGAGTGAAACTCCCTTAGTTATTATGCTTATTATCATTCAGAACATAGGCTTGATTATGTGTCTAGTTCATTGTTTTTATTGGACATTATATTAGGTTTATGTTCTGAAAATAATTATAACTATTTAATTTTATTGATAATTTAGTCTGATTTAAAATCCCTCGGCTGTAAGGATGTTCGGGTTCAAGTCCTGCCCTGGGCACCAAACATAAGTTTACTAACGTCTACTCTAGTAAGCTAAATCTTAGAAAAACCTGATAAATCAATAATATATTTTCTTTTTATGTCTATTTTAGTCCATTGCAATCAACATGCATCACGGGGCATAATCTGGGTCACCTACACTTCTATTTTTAAATGTGTTCCTAAAAAATGAAACTAAACGCACGGCAAATCGAAACAGCAAAACCCAAAGAAAAAACCCAAAGAAAAAACCTACAAACTCGCTGATGGTGGCGGACTCTATTTGGAGATCACCTCACGTGGCTCTAAATACTGGCGGATGAAGTACCGCCGCCCTACCGATAAAAAAGAAGACCGACTGGCTTTTGGTGTCTATCCGGTGGTGTCTTTAGCTGATGCAAGGGCTAAACGAGATGAAGCTAAAAAACTCATAATCCAAGGCGCTGACCCCAAAGCAGAGAAAAAAGGGGCACAAGCCGAATCAAAAGGGGCATTATCCTTTGAACAGGTAGCCCGCGAATGGCACGCCAGCAATAAGCGATGGAGTGAAGATCACAACAGCCGCATTCTGCGCAGTCTTGAACACTATACTTTCCTCATATTGGCAAGCTTGATATTTCCACGTTAAGAACAAGCCAACTTTTAGCGCCTATCAAATCCGTTGATGCCGATGGTAAACACGATATCGCTCAGCGATTACAGCAGCGTGTTACTTCCATCATGCGATATGCTGTCCAGAATGATATTCTTGAATCTAACCCAGCAAATGATATGTCCGGCGCGCTTTCCACAGTAAAAGTTAAACATCACCCAGCACTCCCCCACGAACGCTTACCTGAATTTCTTACTCGTCTTTCTCACTATCGCGGGCGTTTGATTACCCAAATTGCCGTAGAACTGACTTTATTAACGTTCGTCCGTTCCAGTGAGTTGAGATTTGCCCGTTGGGAAGAACTTGATCTTGAAAATGCAGTCTGGAAAATTCCCGCCACAAGAAAACCCATTGAAGGCGTTAAATTTTCCGAACGTGGCATGAAAATGAAAACTGAGCATATTGTGCCGCTAAGTCGTCAGGCCGTATCTCTCTTTAAAACCTTACAAGGCTTGAGTGGAGAATGTGAGGTGATGTTTCCTCATGACCATAATCCGGCAAAAGTCATGAGCGAAAGTACCGTAAATAATGCCTTACGCGGTATGGGATACGACACTAAAACAGAGGCTTGTGGTCACGGATTTAGAACAATGGCGCGTGGTGCGATGGGTGAATCGGGCTTATGGAACGATGACGCAATAGAACGCCAGTTAAGCCATGTGGAAAGAAAGAACGTCCGTGCTGCGTATATTCACACATCTAAGCATCTGGACGAACGGCAGCTAATGGTTCAATGGTGGGCTGATTATCTGGATGCCAACAGGAGAAAACATATCACCCCATATGATTTTGCGAAAAAATGCCGGAAATGATATCGCATAATGTCCAGGACGTACTGAGTACATGATGTTTTTTTAAACTTTGTTGGCAGTGCCAACAAAGTCTATTTTTTACACGATTAATAGCATAACAACCATTAAATGCTGTTTTTTCATTCAGGTGTACCTGTGGCATAGAAGCCTGTTTTTTATCCAGTCAATAAGCGGCAATTAATTCTATAAATTGCATAAATAGTTTACGCTTTTAATTAAACAGAATTTTTAAATAATCCTCTGTCATCAAATAACATCTACCAAGGCATTTCAAGGACACGATCACAGGGGTATACATGCCAACGATTACAACATCTAAAGAAAGTCTTATTCGCCTGCCAGAAGTTCAGCGCAGAACGGGCTATAGCAAGGCATGGATCTACAGGCTTATTAAAGAAGATAAATTCCCGAAACAAGTCAAAATCGGCCCTCGTTCGGTTGCGTTTGTTGAATCAGAAATTGATGGTTGGGTAGATCAGCGGATTGCTGAATCTCGCGGTATTTGATGACATGTACCTACTATTTGATAAGAATACAAAAGCTAAGGGTGGCGCTTGCCTACCCTCAACTTGCTTTTTTCAGGGGTTAGATTCGATGCCTCTTGATTGTAATTCTTTGCGAATAAGGCGCTTAATCCAAGCAGCTAAAGATTCATCACCATCTTGTGCCTGCGCTATCTCCATCAGTTCCCTCAGTTCAGGATCAAGTCTGAATTGGAATGGTGGATTGCCTCGACGGATATTTTTATGTGTAGACATGTCAATTACACTCACTGTAATGTGTTTATGTGTCATTACACATTACCTATATCAATATGAAAAAACAACGCCCCAGTGTGCTGGAACACATCTGAGGCGTCTGACCAAAAACCGTTAATTGGAGTAACGATAATGGCTGATACACAGCATAACCAAACTCGCCCTAAATTTACATCGTTGGATAAATCAGGCAGCCAAAAACCGCTCGAATTTATCCAAATCGTGAAGAAATCCGCCATGTACCATTGGGAAAATCTTCTGCCTGCCTGTGGTATTGATATCCCGGCAAAAGATAAACATGGCGCTTGCCCGATTTGCGGCGGCACCGACCGTTTTCACTTTATTGACGATCACCATCATGGCAACTGGCATTGTCGCCAGTGTGATAACCCCAACTATGGCGATGGGCTGGATTTAGTGGCAAGAACCAAAGGAATTTCTATTACTGAGGCGGCGAAAATTGTTGCGGATGTACTGGCATTACCTTTACCCGAACCTAAACCAGCCAGAAAAACCATTCAAACAACTCAGCCAATTGCTGAAAGAGTGGCTGCGTTGGTGGCACAAACAGTTGTCGGTCAATCGCCCTATCTGGCCGCAAAGGGGCTGCATTCACCTAACCAGCGGTTATTGCCTGATAATTCAGCAGTGTTGCGACTCTCAACACTGGACGGAAAAGTAACAGGTGCGCAGATCATCAAACCGGATGGTGACAAAAAATTACTCACCGGTAGCCAGAAGAAAGGTGCGTTTATTCCTTTATCAACGCTGGAAGAGAATCCTGATACTGTCATCATTACCGAAGGTTACGCCACGGCACTCACGGCGAACCAACTCTGTAACGGCGCTGTTCTGGCAGCACTGGACGCAGGTAATCTGTTCTCCGTTGCTCAATCAGTCAGGGAACGTTGGCCGGACACGAAAATTATTATTGCCGCCGATAACGACTGGCATCATCCCGGCGAACTGGATAAAAACGGTAAACCGAAAGTGAATACCGGCAAAATCTCGGCAGAAAAAGCGGCCATTGCAGTTAATGGCTGGATCGCGTTACCGCCGACAGAACATAAAGCCGACTGGGATGATTATCGCCAGCAATACGGCATTGAGGCGGCGAAGCAGGCATTCCGTGACGGGTTGCATCAGATGGGAGATAAAGTAACAGTGTCGAAATCTGCGGTTGGTAATTCAGATGAACGCCAGGAGAAAGATTCCGATCCGTTCAAACCCCATATCGATACCCGCAATACAGGAATTTACTGGGTCGAACCCAAAGAACAGGGCGGTGAAATTGTCGAAGTCGAAAAATGGCTGAGTGATCACATGGAGATAGTCGGGATTGGCAATGATGGCAGTGAAGGCTATCTCATTATTAAATTACGTCAGGAAGGTACGGGAAAATATATTGTTGAAGCGCTTCCCCGTCGTGAAATCGGAATGCCGGTTGGCTGGGCAAGATTGCGCTCGCGGGGAATGAACATCACCGTAAAAAACAGCCTGTTGCCTATTTTGGCTGAACATCTGCAACGCAGTGGTGATCGCCGCGAGTGGGTTGTGACACAGAAAGCAGGCTGGCACTGTGGAGCTTATGTGATGCCGGATGGTGAAATCATCGGTCAGCCTTATATGCCCGTGGCTTTCAGTGGTGGTACATCCGCCATTGCCGGTTATGTGGTCAGGGGAAGTGCCGAACAATGGAAAACTCATGTTGCATCATTGATGAAAGGCAATCGCTCGATGATGCTGGGAGTATTGGTCGGATTGGCTGCCCCGCTTAACTCATTGACGGAAGGGAGCTGCTTTGGTGTACATCTATTCGCCCAGTCTTCGGCGGGTAAAACAACCACTGTTGAGGCGGCCAGCAGCTTATACGGCGATCCCGAAGAACTTAAATTATCGTGGCACGGCACTAACCACGGATTAAATAACGAAGCCGCCGCTCGTAATGATGGTTTCATGCCCATTGACGAAATCGGGCAAAGCTCGAACCCGAAAGAAGTTGCGAACAGTGCTTACAGTCTGTTTAACGGTGTGGGCAAAATTCAGGGGAAGCGGGAGGGTGGAAACCGTGCAGTGATCCGCTGGAAAATTGCCGCTCTTTCGGCAGGAGAAGAGGATTTAGAAACGTTCCTGATAAAAGGCGGGATCACGCCAAAAGCCGGGCAGCTCGTCAGGTTGCTCAGTGTGCCCTTTATTGATACTGAATTTTTCAATGGATATGAAGACGGTGATTCTCATGCAAGGGCAATCAAGCGGGAATCAAAACGCTATTGCGGTGCAGCAGGTCGTGAATGGATTTTATGGCTGTCTGAACATCAGGAACAGGCAATCGAACTTACTGCACGTAAAGAGAAAGAGTGGCTTGATAACCTGCCAGAAGAAGCCTCAGCTCAGGTAAAACGTGTTGCCGTGCGTTTTGCTTTACTGGATGCAGCCGGTGAACTGGCGACCCATATCACAGGTTGGGGCAGGGAAGCGTGTCACGCCGCGATAAAACAAAGTTTTGATGATTGGTTAGCCGATTTTGGTATCGGAAATCGGGAAAAATATCAGGTTATCACCCGTGCCCGTGACTTTATCCAGAAATACGGGCTTTCACGCTTTCAGCCTTACACCTATGGCAGACCAAACGGCGATATTGATACAGCACACGCTATGAGAATTAACGGACTTGCCGGATATCTGGTGCATAACCGCCGTGATGACGGTTTAGTTGAGTATCACATCATCCCCAGTGTATTTGAAGAGGAAATATTGCAGGGGTTACAGAAAAAGACGGCATTTGAAGCTTTAGAAGAGGCCGGAATGTTGGTCAAAACGGAGAAAGACCGCTTTATCAGTAAAACCATTTCCGTGAATGGTACTCAGGGGCGGTTTGTGGTGCTGATTTTCAGGGATGAGGATTAACACTCACGTAAGAGAAAAAAGCGTTGGGATAACGGGATATTGGGATAACAGAGAGTTATTTTAATATATATCAGTAAGTTATATTAATCGAATTATCCCGTACTATCCCGCGTTATCCCGTAATATCATGTGACTACAAATAAAATGATGTTGGAATAATGGGGTTATCCCGAAAATAAATTTTCTCTGGCAGGGGATAATTTATTGAATTTAAAATAATTAAAAGTGGTGACGTTTAACCACGGGATAATCCGGGGTAGCGTGGGATAAGTTAACATACTGAAATATAGAGTTAATATGTCATTTACCCCGTTATCCCGTGAAACACAATGTGGTTATATAGTGATAATCAGTGGTCATAGTGATATTTTTCAGTTCTCCGTGTTACCGGGTTAATTTATTAGCCCGGTAACACGGAGACGACAAGCGCAGCGCGTCAGTCATCATAGAACAACGTGATCATCTTCCCAAACAGTGGGTGTGAGGAAATCATACTCTCGCATCCATCAGAGCTTACGTTATTGATTTACCCACGGCTTGGCAATTGCCAGCGTGATCAAATATCGCTCTTCATTAGGGTACCGGTCATCTTTGAAACGCGCCATATTCAGCATGACCTGATACTTATCATCTGCTTGCCAAAAAGTTATTCCAGTACCTTTCATCTTACGAAGACTGTCATGTGCTTCAGGGGTATTAACCAAGGGACGATACCCTTTCGTAAGCACCCAGCCGGCTTTGCGCCACTGATCTTGTAAATCCAGTACAATATTGATCGCATCATCGTAGAGTAACGGTTCGATTTGTGGCGACATACGTACCCCATCAATTATTCCGCCATCAAACATAACAGTAAAAAATCGAGCTGGGGAGGTAACAAATCCATATTTAGGATCAATAAAGTGCAAACGTGCGTCCGTTTTTGGAACACTGTACCAAGCATGCCCCGGAAGGTGCGGAGCAATATCGGCACTGGAACGCTGTCGCATATCCTCGTAAGGTTCACCAACCACCAAAGCTATCTCTGGTTGAGCGGAATAAAAGGAATGGTAAAGATAGATGCCAGCCAAACAGAGAACGATTAATAACGCAAAAATTAAACCACTACTCCGCCGATCTATTTGTTGCAACCGACCCAT